CCGTCTCTTGCCCTGAACATGTCGATAACGTAGTAATCTCCCATGCCCGCCTTGCCGAGGGTAGAGTACGTCGCAGATGTCTGGCCGCCTCCTAGTTCGTCATCATTGTAAACAATGCTAGAGTACATGGAGTGCCATTTGTTGTATTTCCGTATGAACCCGTCTTCGTTGCCCGACGACAGTGAGAGCGTCTTATCGTACTTGAGTGTGACACGCGACGTGTCAACCTTTGCTATCATTGGATCAATCCAATCGACGGTGTTTTGGCCTTTGAATAGTTTCTCGAATAGCGTGTATTGGTCTCCACCTCCCGCGTTGCCGGCAACCTGGTTAAGGACGCGTGTCCATCCATTACTGGTCTCTATGCCAACGGCGAACGAGCTCGTGTTGGAGAAAAATGGGCCCTTGATCGTAAAGCATATGCGGCGCCACTGCCATGGCATGCCTGTGCTGACTTGTACCTCGATAGCCTCTTTGAGTCCGATCATGTAACAATTAGTGGAGCTCCGCGTAGACAAATTGTATCTGGTGCCGAATTGTGCGTTGTTGGATGCGATGGTTGCATCACGCGCCGTGGCGCACCAAGCGAAACATGCGACACTCTGAGAGTTCTGTCCGCCTACCACAATCGCTGGATTGGTCGAGTACGCAGTCCCACCTGTCTGGTTGGCGACTGTGCTGTTCGTCCACGGGAGCAGCGTGTCACGCTTTTTTATCGACGTCACATCGATGATCCGCTTTTTCGTCATTCTCTTTCCACCAGACTTCTTTTTGCCATAGCTTCTTCGCCGTGGTGAATACGGCTTGCGGATTGGTCTTCTCCCCTTGTACGCCCCGCTGTACTTCGGGCGATAGGTCGAAAGATACTTTCGCTTGGCCATTTTGTTGGGACATGTCTCAGATTTGTTGAGACATTTGTTGGGGGGGACCGAAGTACTTATAGTCCTTCTGTGTCCTGTGTCCTGTTGTATAATATTAGTTTCCAACAGGACTTCGAGGACACGGAAATGCCAAGCATCTCTTTTTGTGCCCAACACTTTTTGCTGACTTACGCCCACTCAGAAGGCAATGATGTCAAACCCGCGCTGGACCCCCACCGAATTGTTGAGGTTCTTGGAGACCTTGGAGCTGAATGCATTGTCGCACGTGAGCGTTACCCAACGGGTGACGGATTTCACTTCCATGTGTTTTGCAGCTTCGAACGGCGCTTTCGCAGTCGAAAGGTTGATGTTTTCGATGTCGACGGTTACCACCCGAATGTTGAACCAAGTCGAAAGAATGCGGTTGGAGGCTACGATTATGCGACTAAGGATGGCGAAGTTGTCGCTGGAGGTCTCGAACGGCCGAGCGGAGTTAGCGGCAGAAGAAGCACTTCTGGAGCTACGGATGCGTGGGCAGAAATTACAGCTTCAGACTCTGTTGAGGAATTTTGGAGACTTTGCGAGGAGCTGGATCCTAAGTCTATGGTGTGCAATTTCCCAGCCTTGTCCCGATTTGTCGAATGGAGATTTCGACCTGACCCGGTACCCTACACTACTCCCGATGGAGTATTTGACCTTACCGGTTATGAGTCTCTCGAGGAGTGGAGAAGTGATGTTCTCTTTGGAGAATCCCGAGGTAAGTGACAGAATATAGTGAGCTGCGCTCGGCAGGGTTGGTCGGTCTAGCCCCACCTGGGCCCCTCCCAGAGGGCCCCACTCCCAGGTGGTGCAGAGACGCGCCCTTTTGTAATTATTATGCTGATTACTAATACTAGGTAGACGAAAGTCCCTCATCTTGTTCGGACCTACTAGATTGGGAAAGACTACTTGGGCAAGAAGTCTAGGCAGCCATATGTACATGGGTGGGTTGTTCAGTGCCAAGGAGGCACTAGACAACCGTAAGGCTGACTACGCGGTGCTAGATGACATTGCAGGGGGGATAAAGTTCTTCCCTAGATACAAGGATTGGTTGGGGTGTCAAATGCAATTTCAATTGAAGGTGCTATACAAAGAGCCGTCGCTATTTGATTGGGGGAGACCATGCATATGGTGCTCAAATGTGGATCCGAGAACGGGAATGGATCCAGTGGATGTGGACTGGTTGGAGGGGAACTGCGTATTTGTGGAGATTACTACTCCTATTTTTCATGCCAATACAGAGTAGAACATGGCCTAAATGAGAGCTGATCTGAAGTTGTGGACCCGTCTCTTGCCCTGAACATGTCGATAACGTAGTAATCTCCCATGCCCGCCTTGCCGAGGGTAGAGTACGTCGCAGATGTCTGGCCGCCTCCTAGTTCGTCATCATTGTAAACAATGCTAGAGTACA